CTTAATGTTGCGCTGAACCTTCTCAACTCGATAGTATTCTGCAATATATAGAACGTCAGGCTCCATCCAGTCGAATTCTGTTTGCGTGATTTCTTTTGGCCATGAAGCAGGGTCGTCATCGAATTCATGTTTATAGGCGTTGATAGTCATTGACGAAAGCACAAAGCAACGCTTTGCATCCGCCTTGTCTTGTCTCTTGGCTCCAAGGTCGAAGAATACACAGGAATCAGCATCATAAATTGGCTCGATGCAGATTTTCTGATACTCGTTTTCATCGTCATCTTCATCTTCATACTCGGCACGCAAACGCCATGCGCCGAAACCGCCACCAACAGCTTCTTCAAATGCGTTATCATAAGCCTCATCAGCGCCGGAATCCTGCTCTGTCGCCCTGTAAAGCCCGTCGCACACGTCAGCCAACTTATCGTTAGGGCTTCCATCTTGGCTGATGAAATCAACTGTAATGCGGTTATTACGGTACTCGTTGAAGATGCGGATAACTGACAGGTGGCACTTGTTTACCTCAAACTTTGGCTTGTTCTCATACTGTTCTGATAGCTTATCTTCCCACTGCGCACCTGCAATGGAATAGAATCGACGGTCTTTAAGACACTGGATGCGCTCATCATGGACAGCTGACTGGATTTCATCGAACTCTGCCAATGCTTCAGCGTGGATTTCTTGTAATTTCTTGCTCATCTGTGCCATTTAATCACCACATGTTAGAAACAGGCATCGCCACAACTTTCTTCTCTTCTTGTGACTCTTTATAGTACAGGCCCATCTGTTGAATCGCGTCGGTGTAGTTAGTTGCCCATTTTGGCCCTACGGTGTCTTTAAAGCACTCGTTATCGTGGTCCCACTCCCTGCGCAACTTCTTGAGCGCGTGCCATCCAGTGTGCCCGGCTGTGTCGCCTGTTGTTCCTGATAGGTCGGTGTTGCAGCGCTCTTCATCAATCCATATCCGTGGAAACAATGTTTTCAATGCGTTAATGGATTCGCGCTTTGATTTACACCGCTCAACCAACCTGAATTTTATACCCATACGCTTAGCGATATCAATACGGCGCTCGCCGCTGGTCAGCTCTCGGACGCTGATATCATGAGGCGCGAAGTGCTCACCGTATCTGAATTTATACTTGTCCCTGAAGTCGTGAAGCCAGTTAATATAATGCTCCATCCCGTGATCACGGTTTGCATAGCAGGCAATCATGCGGAGTTCTTTACGGAATGGCTGCATCAACCAAATGCACATATCATCATTCAGGCCCAAATCCCAGAAAGTGTATACGGGAAGCGATGACTCAACCGGGATTTTACAGAACCGGCCTTCTTCAACCAGCCTTTCAAGCTCTGATTTGTAAACCACACCTTCAGCAAGGGCGTCATCTGGAGACTGCTGGTACTGAGCGCTGAGCGCTGAACATCCAATTATCCGCCGATTCCATGCGCAACAATGTTTCTGTCGGCTCTTTTGCGGGCCAGTAGCTGCAACGGCCTCCTGTGAATCCAGTATCCTTGATGCACGCCTCTCGCATGTCGTCATCGAGTGTATTCAGGTATTCTTTATCTATGATCGCAGGGACTTTATACATGACGTAATCATCAGGCGACTTGTCGCTAAGCAGGAAGTCTGTGCTATCACCTTTTGCGATGCGCTGCTGAACCATTATGATTGGCACTTCATCATGCGCAAGACGGGAGCGCACAACCCGGTTAAGCCTGGCATTGTCCTTTGACATAAGTTTAGGGCTTTCTCCATCCTTTGGAGGCATAGGGTCATCCAGAATCAGCGCACCAGTGAACCCAGATTGCATAAACCCAGCCCGGCGACCTGTTACCTGCCCGTTGATGGATGTGCCATACATCCTATGAGCATTGTCGTTAGCGTCAATGTATTTCCAATCTGATTTTCCCTTTGTGTCTTTACTGGACTCAATCGGCCACAGGTATTGGAACTCCTCTGACGAAATGATCTCGCGAACCCGAGAGCTGTTTTCTGTCACAAGGTCGTCTGAATAAGACAGCGGCAGCCATCGGGTTGGCCTCCCTTCCTTGATGCATTGCACTATGCACCACGCAGGCCAGTGAATTGACCATATTTCAGTCTTTGTTGACCCTGGCGCAACGTTGATAATCCCGCGCTTAATCTCTCCACGATACACTTTCTCTGCAAGCTGGCACTCGAACTTGTGGTGCCAGTTCATTTTGAAGTATTGCCCCTGGAGAAGCTGGAACCAAATTCGGATAAACCCCTCAAAGCTTGCCTCGCTAATTGCCTTGATGGATAGTTTTTCCTTTTCTGTTAGTTCTTCCCACTTTAGCAAGCTCATATTCCCGCTTTGCTTCTCAAGAATGATTCAAGTCTCAACCGAACAGATTCATCAAGCTGATTATCAATCAAAACAAGCCCGTACAGGTCGCCCTGCATCTTTCCGGTAGCCGAAAGCGCCTCATCCCAGCCTATCCTGTTGACAACGCTATTTGAAGCGAGTGGCGCAGATACAGCAGCAGGAGCACCTCCAGAACCATTGTATATTACCTGTTCGTTTGATCCGTCCCACACTGCGGTATGCTGCACGACAGCATCAGCGACATAAGAATCAGCAAATGTCGCGGCTGTGTTCACTGCTGACTTGCGGATTAATATGCGGGCATCGCTCGCAGGGAGTGACGGGCCGAACAAATAACCATCATTAACGCCATCCCAGCGGGAAAATATGCGCTGGTTTGTAAGAACGCCGATATTTCTGAATGCAACAGACGCGGCAAACGTAAATGCGTTTTGGAAATACAATGATGTGTCAACAGCCAGATAATTATTCACACCGTCGAACTCAAGCTTATGCGTTCCATTTGTGAATCGATATAACGGACGGCTGGCTGCTGTTGTCTGCGTCGCATGGAATCCGTTGCCCGAAACATCAAGCATCAATCCAACAGGGTCACCGCTGGCGGTTACTGGAGTTGTTCCCGCAGAATCCTGGAATAGAGTTGATATGTCCCACGGAGCATACGCAGCACCAACACGACCAGTCCTGAACAAATCAACAGGGTCGAAAGACTGCTTAGGAACGCCAGTTCGCCCAATTCCGATCCCATCTGTCAGGCCGTTGCTGATACCTCTTGAACCGATTCCTATGGACATTAGCTTTCTGCCTGAAGCGCAACCAAGTCAACAGTACCTGATCCTGACGTGACAGATACACGAATACCACGGACAGGGAATGCGATGTTACCGTGGGCGTCGTCTGTCAATGTGTTCAGATCGACATGATCAACAAAGTTTGTTCCGTCCGGTGTAAGCTGAACTGAGTAGGTAGGTGTGCCGCTTGTAACAAAGCAGAAAAGACTAACGCCGATAGGGTTTAGGTCTTTGATTGAAATAACTGTTGAGTTGCCGCTTGATACTGCATCATCTGCAGTGACTGTGGTGGTGATCATTGACCGGCTCCGCTTGACAAAAGATTGATCAGGTACGTTGATGCTGAGTTTATCACAAGGAAGGTGACTATCAACTTAATGAATGTATTGCGCCCGGCCTTGGCATCATCCAGGTAGACTTGCGCCGTGCTCATCCACTGCTTGATTACTACAATCTCCTTTTCCACCGTGCCGATTCTGTCTTTCATCTCGGCATGGTTTTCATTTGCGTGGCGCATCTCCACAACTAGCTCTTTCAGCTGTGTTACTAACTCGCTGAACTCTGCCCTGGTTACTTGATCGCTCATTCCTAAGTATTCTCCACGCTACTAACAAGACTACAGCTTGAGCGCTAATGAGTATAGCCACGAGCACGGATATAGCCAAATGCTCTACTAGATAATCCATTGTCTGCCCCAAGCCATGCGAATAATACATCTATTATCACTGCAAACTCTTGAAAAAGCGAATGAATCGTTACTGCGAAAGAAGATGGAGTGATTAGCATCATGGCATCTGTGATCATGTAGATCACAGTCACCATTCCGTACAATATCAGCGCGTGAGGCCTACCTATGTGCAGGAATGAGCACACAACGCATGACGCAACCACCGCAGAGCCAAGCGCGATATACATCGAGTACAGGGCGTCAACGTTTGAAGAAACCTGTATTCCAGCGTCTATCGTGCTTTCAACATATCCAGAAGCCAGAAAAAAATATGCTGCATAGTAGCAGCATATAATGACAGGCATCGCTCTGCGACGGGATACGATAGCTGCAGCTAGGCACAAAGCAAACCCTATCATGTTTTCCATATCATGTTTTCCGTGTTTTGCGCTTAGTTGGCTTGCGCTTGTTCATTGCAAAATAATCTTTCTCTTTACCTGTTGCGCGTTTCGGCATTGTCAATACTCCTGTTTTGGTTATATACAATATTATACCAAAAAAAATGCCGCCACAAGGACGGCAAAACTATGGAGGAGAATGCTGATATGCGCACCCGCTCAGCAGAGGTTCTATGGTAGCCCGGCGCACTCGGTTTGTGTTCGTATGTGGCAAGTATATAATGACTCAATCTGAATATGCAAATGGTGGATTTATGTGGCAACTACTCGCAAAAATGTTTGGCTCTGACAAAGTGATTGACGCTGGCATCAGTGCC